AGAAGATTTACAAAAGTTATATCTAGAGTTTTTACTTGCTGACAAAGATTTGTTTGTACGCTGTAATGCGATTACAAGCAGCAAATACTTTGTTCGTAAGTATCAGCCTGTTATGGACTTTATACAAGAACACGTAGATGGCTACGGCGATTTACCAACACATGAACAAATTAAAGCCAAAGTAAGAATTGAATTTGACGATGTCAGAGATAAGATTACTGATGACCATAAAAAATGGTTTATGGATGAATACGAAAAGTTTTGTAGACACAAGGCACTTGAGGGTGCTATCTTGGAAAGTGCTGATAAACTAGAACGGCATGAGTACGGAAGTGTTGAGCAACTAATTAAAGATGCTGTTGGTATTGGACTAGCAAAAGACTTTGGGCTTAACTACTGGGACGATCCAGCAGGACGTATACAAGCAATTAAAGACAATCGTGGACAAAACAGTACTGGATGGGAAAGCCTTGATAAAGTATTGTATGGCGGATTTAATCCAGGAGAACTAAACATCTTTGCTGGTGGTAGTGGTAGTGGTAAGAGTTTGTTTATGCAAAACATGGCACTCAACTGGAGTTTGGCTGGCAAGAACGTGGTGTATGTTAGTTTGGAACTTAGTGAAGAGCTGTGTGGCATGCGTATTGATGCTATGGTAACAGGCATGAGTACAAGAGACGTTATGCGCAATGCAGATGATGCCGCACTTAAAGTTAAAATGAAAGGCAAAAAAGCCGGAGTAATACAAACTATACAAATGCCAAATGGTGCAACCATTAACGACATTAAAGCATACATTAAAGAAGTACAAATACAAATGGGCATCAAAGTTGATGCATTGTTTGTGGACTATTTGGATTTGATGATGCCAGTAACAGTTAAGGTTAATCCAAGTGATCAGTTTATTAAAGATAAGTTTGTGTCGGAAGAACTACGTAACTTGGCAACTGAGCTAAACATATTGTTTGTTACAGCATCGCAGTTGAATCGTGGTAGTGTTGATGAAGTTGAATTTGATCACAGTCACATTGCTGGTGGTATTAGTAAGATTAATACAGCAGATAATGTTATTGGTATCTTTACAAGCAGGGCAATGCGTGAACGTGGAAGGGCGCAGATACAGTTTATGAAAACACGTAGTAGTAGTGGTGTTGGCAGTAAACTTGATTTAGATTTTAATATTGAAACACTGCGAATAACAGATTTGGATGAAGATGCGGAGAGTGCAGAAAGTGCCGGAACAAGTGCCATTTACGACAAGCTCAAACGTCAAAACGGAAGCAGTAGTGATTCAATAGGCATTTCTCAAACAAATAACATTGTTGAAAATGCTGTGGATAATACTGATAGACTTCGTAATATACTTAAACGTGCTGAGTAGTTATTCCTTATCCTCCGGTTGGTCTTGTTTTTGCATCTGTGTTCTTATTCTCTGGTACATGCTCATGTCGCTGGTAATTAATTCAGCGAGGGTGCCCAACATGCCCATTAAGACATCACGTTGCTGTGGGGAAGGTAACCGTCCTGCGTCCATAGTTCTCATTGCCGATCGCACAAATCGAACATCTTCTTCTGCTACTAAACCATCGTTGGCCAATATCATAAGTTTACTCAACTGTGCATTATCCATGCCATCGTTATTTTCTTTTAAATCATGGAGTCTATCAATGATAGAACGAATCTCTTCTGCGCTTTTTGACATTATTGTCTCCTTCAATACTAATTATCTATTTCAGCTAAATACCATTAACAAAAGGGCAGAGTATTATGAAAAAACGTACTAGAAGCATCCTTGATGAGATTAACAGCATAAGTGATCAGCGTGATCGCCGTTATATTGTAGAAAATACAGCGGACAACGTTATTGCCAGTGCTAGTAATTTAATCAAATTAATTAACGAGACTTATGACTCCGACACCAGTGCGGATCTTGTTAAGCGTTTCATTAATAGTATTCGGACCCAGGACGAAATGAAATTCCGTCGAGGTATCAGGAAAGCTAATGAAAGTAAAAGACATACTGGGAAGTAACCCATTAAAGAAAAGACATCGCGGCCCACATCGTAAACCACGTTATCGTGGTCGTGACCTTCATGAAGGTGGCGCAATGGCCGGTGTTGGTGCTATACATATTAGCGAAATCGAACCCACTCTAATTAAATTAGAAAAAGAATTAGGGTTAAATCTTCGTGACTTTACACTGGGCAGTGTGGGTAAAAAAGAATTTAGTGGCGATATTGATATTGCTATTAATTTGAAACCTGAGGAGTTGGCAGACTTTGCTAAAAAATTACAAGCGGCGCCAAGCACACAGGAAGTAAAGAAAAGCAGTGTGTTTATGACAAGTGTTCCTATTGTGGGATACGACGAAAACAAAACACGAGACGGTCTTACACGTACAGGTTATGTACAGGTAGACTTTATGCCGGGCGACCCTGGTTGGATGAAAACTTATTATCACGCACCACATGAAAAAGACAGCAAGTACAAAGGTACATTTAGAAATATAATGATCGCCACTATTGCGGGCAAGATTGACGTGGTTGTTGGAGATGAAAAAATAGAAGATGGACGTCCACTAGTTCAGGAACGATGGATCTGGAGCCCAACAGATGGTTTAGTTCGTATTAAGCGAGAGCCAAAACCGAGAAAAGACGGCAATGGTTACACTAAAGCAAAAATTGATACACCTATCAGTCAGCCTATCAGAGACCCAGATGGTATTGCAAAACAATTAGGCTTGACAAATGGTAAAGACTTGTATAGTTTTGAAACATTACTAAGTGCGTTGAAAAAATCGTACAAAGGTCAACAGATTAACCAAATACTGGATGATTTTAAATCTAATCCAGTAGTACAAGATATAGGTGTGCCAGATGAAATTTCGTGAACTAATAACAGAAAATAAAAAGCCTTTATTGGAAAATGCTGAAGCTCGTATTCATCATTTGGAAGACAAAGTATTATGGGGTGGTAGTGCAGGCGCACGTCAAGCACTAGACACACTGGAAAACATTCAAGGCAACCCAAAAGCAATCACAGTTAAATGGGACGGATCTCCAGCAGTTATTTTTGGACGTGACGAACGTGGCGAATTTATAATGACTGACAAAAGTGGATTTGGTGCCAAAGGTTATGACGGCAAAGTAAAAACACCACAAGCATTACAAAACATGTTGCTTAATCGTGGTAAAGAAGCACCAGACGACAGCCGTAAAGCATTTGCGGCCAGTATGGCACAGGCATTTACAGTTTTTGAAAGTGCAGTACCAGATAACTTCCGTGGATTTATGTGGGGCGACTTGTTGTACTACACACGTCCACAAGTTGATGATGGCGACTTTGTGTTTAAACCACAAATGGTTGTGTATCGTGTTAAAGCTGATAGTGATATTGGTAAACGTATTGCTGGCAGTACTGCTGGTGTTGTTATCCACATGAAGCTGGACTTGGACGGCAACAAGAGCCGTGCTGATGCAAGTGAATTAAACGAAGGTACATTACTGGTAATGCCGCCTGTTACAGCACAACAACCACCAAAAATTGATCAAAAGATTTTCACAACAGCAGAGTCATTGTTACAAAAACACGGCAATGGTATTGATAAATTACTCAATGCTGAAATGGTAAAGCAACTTAAAATTAGTGACTTTAGTAAAATATTATACAGTTACATCAACCACAAAACCAAAACACGCAGTTTAGATAATTTATCTGGAGAGTTTATTGATTGGCTAAGTGGTAGTAAAGTAACTGGTGTTAAACAGGACCGTATACGTCAGCATATTGAGACTGACCCAGCGGCGTTTAAAGGAATGTTTGATTTAATTACTGCTATTATGCAGACAAAGAATGACGTTATCCAACAACTGGACAATCAGGATGCAGACGTTGAGGCCTACACCGATGGTCAGCGTGGCGGAGAAGGTTATGTTATTGGCAATGGCGATGCTAAACTTGTTAACCGCAGTGGCTTCAGTGCCGCTAACTTAAACAAGGTAAAGAACTAACGGATAAATATTAGTATGGAAAAGTATACAGCAAAACAATGGGCAGAGATCGAAGGCGGCCACACAATGAGTGAAAACAAAGAACCAAAATTTGGATTTGTTAGAGACCTTAATGAAAGTCGTCAGTATCGTACACGTCAACAAATACAACGTAGTAATGCACGAGAAATTGTGGATCATGCATTTTTAGATATGATTACATTATATATTTTATATAATGAATTTGACATGGCACCAATTGCTGTTAAGTATGCAAAAAAGACTATGATGTACGGTACATTCAAAGCGTACAGACAAAGTGGTACAGATTTATATGTAGCATTACATTTAATTCAAAGAAAAGATGCAGACGCACTGGCTGGTGACGGCGCAGATGACGCATTACTTCAGCGTATTAATTTTCCAGAACAAATAATTAGAACATTTTTAAATTCAATGAAAATGAACAACGTGAATCCATCACTGGCAAGACAAGCACTACAACTGATTGAACGTAAGTTTATGATCACAAACAGTGGTTACCGCAGTGTACGCAGACTTGCACAAGATTGGCCACGTATTAATGCAACGCAAAGAGCTCTAGTAGTTACACGTTTATTACAGTTTTATAGAACACATGCACGTAGAAGTGAGCTGTTTGGATTCTTACAAGACTATGCACGTACTAAGAAACTGGAAATACGCAATGCACACAACGCAGAAAAACCAAAAAGCAAATCTATGCAAACTGTTGCAACAGCCGCCGCCATGGGCGCCGCTGGCTATGCAGGGTTCCAAGTAGGCCGAAGCATTGGTAAAAGTTTAGTATAAAGATATAGGAGATCAAGATGCCCGTACAAAAGAATGGCACTGGAAGACCTGGAGAACACCTGACAGGCGATATAGAATATTTTACAGCATACACTCTAGTCGATGTTACTGATAGTGGAATAACAGATCCCAACAGCGCAAATGTTGATGGATACAATCAAGCACAAAATTTAAATGTATTATTACAAACAATGAGCTTAAGAACTCAGCCAATTATTAGTAGTGTAATAAAACGCACAACACAAGCAATGGCAGATTATAGTTTTGGTTCAAATCACACTGGTAACCAAACAATATGGATTGTTAAGTTTGCAACTGAGTACAAAGGTGCCTGGGCTAAAAATGCAGACCCACTGTATCATTTAGTACAGGATTGTCAGGGTGTTTCAATTACAACTGGTATAGACGATACTGCAACATTTGCACTTGATGTATTTGATACAGACTCAACATCAAATGATATGAACCTGTATTTTGTTCGTAACGACGAACTCTAATCATACAATATCTAGTAGTTTAATTATCATTCCAATACCTATAAATAGGTGTATGGGATTGATTCCCATTAGGCAAGCAAATAGGCACACTTTCAAATGTCCCCACGGAGTCGGTCACTAGCCTCCGTTAACAAAAGGCCAAAACAATACTCACACTATTGTAACACTAACTGAGTTAGTGAAGACAAAATAGGAAGAGAAATGTCACAACTGGAAAGAGAAAACCTAGAGGCTCATGTCGATCTTTGCGAAGAGAGGTATAGAGTGTTAGAAGAAAAAGTTAATCGTGTAGGGGATGGTCTTGACCGTCTGGCAACTGTCGTCGCCGAAATGCGAGAAGAAAATATTAAGCAACATCAAAGCAGTAATAAAGTAATTATTATGGCTGCTGGTACAGTCATCAGTGGACTATTAGGAACTATTGTAGTCGCCCTAATGGCGTTTTTGTAAAACTCCTTGTAATTTGTCATAAAGATAAATATATGCAAGGAGTTTTTTTCTATGCATTTAACCGAATTATGTGAAAACACAAGTGTATCTACAGTATTAGAGGCAAAACTAGTATGGGCTCGAGCTGGAAAGAGCTTGACACGTAAATATCGCTGTACAGTTGGTAAGCGTAAAGGCAGAGTTGTTGCTAACCCAACACAGTGTAATGCTCCAATAGATTTAAAAAAGCGTTTTACGCTAAAACGAACAAAAGCAATGAAAGGTGCCCGTATGGCACGTAAGGCAAAGAGAACTAAGAAGTTTAACCCAGCCAGTAGAATGGTAGCAAAGTTGAATAAGAGATGAAAATATTTGAAGGTATGGAAGAATACGGACACCAGATGCATTTAGCTATAAAAGCGATGTTGAAAGATGTGTTAGTAATGGATATAAGTGACGATGAAGCTCGTACACTTACTGATAAACTTGGACTTAGTGATGTGTTGGAATTAGACACAGCACTGGATGATCAAAATGAAGAAGCAATTCGCGACATCATAAGTAAACATATGAGCTTGGAAGAATACAGCTTGCCAGGACGTAGTGGACTGAAAAGTGCTGCAACAACCAGACCTACAACACAAAAAACTGGCGGTACAACAAAAACAACATCAATGACAAAACCAGTAGCAGGCGGAAACAAAACAGCAACTGGTGGCGCAGACGAAATTGGACAAGACGACAACACAGACGTTGATACAGAAATTGCAGACCGTGAAGCAGAGCTTGCAGATTTAAAAAAGAAGGCAGGCATCAGATGAGAACAGTAACAGTCAGCGGCGGCATTGAAACCTTTGTTACACTACAAGAAGGTGTTTGGTTAGACAAATACACTGACGCCAAAGTGTACAAAGATAATTTAAATGAACGTGAGCGATACATGGCTAAAACGCTGTGTAAAAAAGGCATCCTAAACCTACATGTTAGGGAAGGAAAAACATTTTATACTAGAAATACTAATAGGTTAATATCATGACACTTGACTACAGCAATACAGAAGTAATGGCTGATTTATTACGCCGTTTGGAAAACGCCACCACTAATGGTGCCAAACAAATGATCGCAGAAAGCGACAGTTGTAATGAAACATATTTGGCTCTCAACACACCGAACACAAACTGGTGTGCGTATGGGTGATTATGATATTGTTGTTGAAAAGGTCGATATAGATGGCCTAAATAAGAATTACTACACTATTGTTGATACAGAATACGACGAAGTACTTTATAAAGATTTAAGTTTATTTGAAAGTGCATTAAGTATTACAAAAAGATTAGTGTTTAACAGACGAACTATTGATTGTAATAATATACAATCACTGGATGCAAACTACGATAGTTATGTCCGGGAGGCTTATTATTATAAGCAAAAATTAAAACATGTTAACGAAGACTATTCAAGACTTGACGTGTTTGAAGCCAAGTACAGCAATGTATTGGGTAAATTAAAAAATACTAAAGAGAAAATTCTAGAAACTCTATAAATACAGTAAACTAAACGGAGATCGAACAATGTTTTTACAAGATTTTGAAACAACACAGTCAAAATTCGAAAAAATGCAAAGGTACTTGAAAGAGAACCATGGCTACGAACTTGACATGAGTGCAATGGATGTAACAAAAGTTGCAGACATTATTACTAGCACAACAAATAAAATGAAAGTAACTGAGGACTCAACAGAGTACACAAGGTTACATATGATTGCTGAAAGCCTTAAATTATGGACACCAGCACCAATCCAAAGTGAATTAACAGAATATGTTAGTGAAGCTGTGGATGACGAAGCAGTTGAAGGTGCAAAGGTTATTTTAGCCGCACAAGAAATGAATGACGAACTACAGAAAATGGTAGAGCGTGTTGCAGAGATGCAAGTGCAAGACCTTATTCCACTAGTGGACGCTATGAAAGCAGAACTAGGTATGGAACAAGCGGAAGCATTCAACAATGCAGCTGATACAGCATTGGGTGGATTATTAGACACAGTTAAAAGTACAAAAGAAGCAGTTGAAAATGCTATCTTGGGTGCTCAAGGTCAAGCACCAGCAGTTGACATGGAAATGCCAGCCGCTGATATTGGTGTTGATGATGTTGACATGACTGGTATGGATGCAGATGCACCAGACGATGATGCATTTGGCGGTGACGATGCTTCTGCAGATGCAGATGGCGAGCCAGAAGGACGTGAACTAAAAGCTGAATCAGCAGATGTATTTGATACAATGTTGGAAGAATTACAGTCTAAAGTAAACGAAAATGGCGAAGTTAGCCGTGCTGATCTCGAAGGCGCACTAGCACAGTTTAGAGCAAAGTAATATGAGATTTAAGCAGTTAGTAGAAAGTAATTATGAAGGTGAGTTAGAAGATGCGATAGTAACGCTTCTAACAGCTATTGGTGCGGAAGGGCTGAATACAGTTGATACTGATCAACTTATACTCGATCTCCAAAACCAAGGATTCAGTATTAACAAGAATAGCCTTTTCTCAACACTAAACGGCTTGCCGATAGTTGCTAACGCTAACAGCGAAACAATTCAAATTCGCGGCGCAGATATGACCCGTGCCGCGGATTTAAAAACACGAACAAGAGAAAAAAGTAAAGTTACTAAAGATGCGCAAAAGCAGGCTAAAAAGGATCTAGGATTATGACATATCAATTAAACAAAACACAGGCCCGTAGCCATGCTAGAAGTCAATTAAATATTTTTGATGAAGTAAACACAATTATGCGCAAAGTTATTGTTGCCAGTGATGCTGGTGACTATAGTGTAACTGTAGATGATGGTACTACTATGACAGAGAGTACACCAACAAGTACAATTACTGGAACACAAAGTAATCCAACAATTACAGGCACACCTACGCTAATAATTGCTGGAGTTACAATCACATTAGGTACAAGTGGAACTAATTTAAATGCAGTAGTAGCCGACATTAATGATGCTGGTGTAACAGGACTAGTGGCCAGTAAAGACGCTGGCAATAACTTAGTTTTATCTTATACACACCCACAACAAGCTAGCTGGAGTGTAGCAATTGGTAGTGGAACTGCAAACGCAGACCTGGGGCTAAGTGCAAGCACAATAACTCCAACCGCACCTGCCAGTGTAACTTACAACAGTGTACATACTGGTGCAGTTACCAATCGTAAGAGTGATGATGAGATGACACAGGTTAGACTATACTTTACTAACTTGGGATACAACATACAACAACAAACAAACACTACTACTGGAACTACCTTTAAGTGGATACTTTATTGGTAACTAATAGTACTTTGTGATTGACACACAATAATTTATCTGTTATTATAGTTCTATGTTAACAATAAATGAAAAATACCCGTATAAAGAACTCAAGCGTACAGAAGTAGACGGTAAACGTCTATATCAGAATCCCTATGGCGATCCTGTACCCAGTGTAACAACAATCCTAAGTGCCACACAGCCAGCTGAAAAGCGACAAGCATTAGCCAATTGGCGCAAACGTGTGGGCAAGGACGAAGCACCGCGTGTTACGACTACTGCCGCTAATCGTGGAACAGTTATGCACAATATATTAGAACATTGGGCATTGGGAGAATACGAAACTTATAATCCTGGCAACAACATGGTACATCAACAAGCCAAAGCAATGGCACAAGTTGTTGTGGACAATATTGAAAATGATGTTGAGGAAATATGGGGTACAGAAGTAAACTTGTGTGCCGCTAATTTGTATGCTGGTACAACTGACTTGGTTGGCATATACAAAGGCAAACCAACTATCATGGACTTTAAACAAACCAACAAGCCCAAGAAGCGTGAATGGATTGAAGATTATTTCCTACAAGGCGCCGCATACGGCATTGCACACAACGAGATGTTTGATTCAAAGATTCAAAACATTGCAATTTTTATGTGTAGTGGCGATTGTGAGTGGCAGTTGTTTGAAGTAGCAGACGAAGAGTTCAAACATTATGAAACATTGTGGGCAAAAAGATTAGAACAATTTTATAATCTTTAAGACGCATAAATATGTTTAGTGGAGAAAAAATATGGCAGATACAAGAATCAGTAAAATTCAAATTAGACGAGGTGATATTGCAGACCTCCCAATCTTAGCCCCTGGCGAGTTTGGTTATGCAACAGATACACAACGACTATTTTTAGGAAATGAAGAATACACAGTTGGAACAGGAAATGCGGCACAGACGGTATTTCAAGTACCCACAGGTGTTGACTATCCTTTAACAAGCAGTAATATTACAAATCCTGCTTTGTATTTGGATAATACACTGATTAATGCGGCATCTTATACAGTTGCAGGCACTACTATTACCTTTAGCTCTCCACCAGCCGCTGGCACAATTACGATGAAGTTCAATAGCGAACTTGCCACTGTTAACGATACAGTGCGTCCAGGAAACCTACAGTTAGCTGCTAGCGCAAGTGCTGGTACTGCAACTGGGTTTGGTTTTGATACATCAATTTACGACACAGCTTTTATCGACTACAGTATTAAACTGTCAGGCGGCACAGGCTATCGCATTGGTCAACTAAGATTATTGATTGACAGCAGTGCAGGAACAGTGTATATTGATGATCAATACAACACGTTAACAGCAAACGTAGATGTAACATTTGCTGGAAACATTAATGGTAGTGATTTCTCACTAACATACACCAATAACGAGACCTCAACAGCAACCCTTTATTATACATTCAAATTGTGGAAAATGTAAATCAGCTTAGAACCATGTGGTTTGAATCTCCTCAGAAGCGGCTAGCCTCTTGGAGAGACTTTAGAAAAGGACTGGACGTTAACGACTTATTAAACACATGTCGTAATGTTTGTGAGTGGTGGAGATATGCTCCACTGAGTAATATTAGTTTGGATCCTTACGAAATTCAGACTTGGCCAAGCGTGTGGGAAATGCTACACCGCGGCAACTATTGTAAATTTAGTACTGCAATTGGCATGGCATACACACTTTTTTATATAGACGAAAATATAGAAAATCGTATAATAAGAGTGTATGATCAAGCAAATTCAGATATATATATGACAGCATTGATTGATGGCCGTTGGTTACTAAACTACAACCTTACTGAGGTTGCTGAATGGTCGTCTGTAAAAGATACTCTTGAAGTGCAAGAAAGTTTTTTATGTACAGACGTAGTTGAAGTAACAAAACACAATCTATCAGCATAAGATAAGAGGAAAGCGAAATATGAGCGACATACAAGTAATTAAAAGAGACGGCGATCGAGAAGATTTAGATATAGACAAACTACACAAAGTAGTGTTCCATGCATGTGAAGGCATCAGCGGCGTAAGTCCAAGCCAAGTAGAAATTAAAAGTCACATACAATTTTATAATGGTATCACTAGTGAAGATATTCAAGAAACTTTGATAAAAAGTGCCGCTGATTTAATTAGTGAAGAAACGCCAAACTATCAATGGGTAGCAGGTAGACTTATAAATTACCACTTGCGTAAAATGGTATACAATAATTATGAGCCTTGGCACATCAGTCGCTTGATTCAAGTAAACACTGAGCGTGGCTTTTATGATCCAGAATTAGGATCAAGCTATACTGAAGCTGAGTGGGATCAATTAAACAACTATATTAAGCACGAACGTGACAACAGCATTGCGTATGTTGGCATGGAACAGTTTCGTGGAAAGTATTTGGTACAAAATCGTGCCAGTGGTGAGATATTTGAAACACCACAAATGGCATACATGTTGATTGCCGCTACATTGTTTAGCGACTATCCGCACGAAACACGTATGCGTTGGGTTAAAGATTATTATGATGCCGTGAGTACATTTGAGATTAGTTTGCCCACACCAGTAATGGCGGGTGTACGTACACCACAAAGGCAATTTAGTAGTTGTGTGCTTATTGAAACTGGCGACAGTTTAGATAGTATTAATGCAACGTCAAGTGCAGTTGTAAAGTATGTAAGTCAAAAAGCAGGCATTGGTATTGGTGCAGGTAGCATTAGAGCTATCGGTAGCCCTATACGCAAAGGAGACGCAACACACACGGGCGTTATACCTTTCTACAAAATGTTCCAAGCGGCTGTAAAATCATGTAGCCAAGGTGGTGTTCGTGGTGGAGCGGCAACATTATATTATCCAATCTGGCACTTGGAAGTAGAAGATATGTTGGTGCTTAAAAACAACAAAGGCACTGAAGACAATCGTGTACGTCATTTAGACTATGGTGTACAATTTAATAAACTTATGTATGAGCGTTTGCTTACTGGCGGAGACATTACATTGTTCAGCCCAAGCGATGTTCCTGGTTTATACGAAGCATTTTTCCAAGATCAAGACGAATTTAAACGTTTATACGAAACAGCAGAGCGCAATACACGATTACGTAAAAAGAGTATAAAAGCAATTGACTTGTTTAGTCAGTTTATTGAAGAGCGCAAGAACACTGGTCGTGTATACTTAATGAATGTTGACCATGCAAATGATCATGGTGCATTTGATAAAATGGTTGCACCAATACACCAGAGTAATTTGTGTAGTGAAATTGATCTACCCACTAAGCCACTTAACCATCAATTTGATGAAGAAGGTGAAATTAGTCTTTGTACACTGAGTGCTGTAAATTGGGGTGTAATGCGTGGCGTTGACGACTTTAAGAGTGCGTGTGAACTGGCAGTACGTGGACTTGATGCACTATTAGATTATCAAAAGTATCCAGTATTAGCCGCAGAACTAAGCACAATGAAGCGCCGACCAATTGGCATTGGGATTATTAACTTTGCATATTGGCTTGCTAAAAATGATACAACGTATCAGAATCCTAACCTAGAACTTGTGGATGAGTGGGCAGAAGCATGGAGTTACTACCTAATTAAAGCAAGTGCAGATTTAGCGGCAGAACGTGGAGCATGCCCAGGCACACCAGAAACATTGTATGGCAAAGGTATTACCCCTAACCAAACATACAAAAAAGATGTTGACGAATTGGTTCCACACGTTGAACGTATGGATTGGACAGGATTGCGTGAACAACTTAAAGAAACGGGTATCCGTAATTCAACACTAATGGCACTGATGCCGGCAGAGACATCAGCGCAAATTTCAAACAGTACAAATGGCATTGAACCGCCACGTAGTTTTGTAAGTGTTAAACAATCCAAGCATGGCGTATTAAAGCAAGTTG